TGTAGTATTGAACTCGTAAACGCTACACCGAGAATGCAAAGGTTCAATAATTCGATTCTTGAAGTTGCATGTGAGAACAAAGCGACAATTGTTTGAAAACTCTTCAATGAATGCACGCAAACCAGGCTGAAAAGACTGCTGGTTCAAATAATCCGCCTCATCAATAATTACAACCTTCATTGAGCCAGTCAACGACACAGTAGTCGCAAACCGTTTGATTTTATCACGAAGGGTATCGATCTGACGACCTTCATCAGAACCGTTGATCAGAATCCAGTCGTATCCCAATTCGTTACACAGTGCTTTAGCAACTGTGGTTTTGCCGAGACCGGCAGTGCCTGTCAACAACATGTTAGGCATCTTGCCGGACTCAACGATCTTTTGAAATGTCTGCTTCAGACGGTTCGGAAGAATTGTTTCTTCAATCGTGGCGGGTCTGTATTTTTCAACCCAGAGATAGTCATTGCTCATAGTGTAACTCCGTATTTCAAAAAGGATACTTTATCACGTTTTCAATGACCTGTCAATCCTCCTCGTCGCTATCAGATTGCACCATTTCAGCGAGTTGAATAATTTGAGTCAGTTGATCTCGCAGTTGCCCAATTGTAAACATCTCTTCGCCTTTAACTGCTCCACGCTGAGACATTGCATCAATCACAGCGATTGCAGAACGACTAGCTCGATTGGCAAGCTCAGCGAGTTGTTTTTCAGGTTTGTTCATTTTTTAATCTCCTATTGATAAGTACTAGTTTTTTCCATCGCAACCCAGTAACAAACGTCACGAGTGGTATGTTTGAACTGAGAAATGAATTTTTGTGAAAGCGACACTTCATAGTCACCTGGCAGAAGTTTAAGGTTACCGATATCAATGATAAACTTGAAGTTGGCATTTTTATCATATTCACCAGCGACATCAATAGAATATGTATGTGACGTAGAACTGTCGGTATCTGTGACAGACAAATTAATACCGTCGTTGGGAGTAATAGCAATTTCGCTATACTTTAGAGTTGATGCTGCCTTTGAAAGCTTAGCCATAGTGTCACGATCAAGAGTGAACGTGACGTCTGCTTCAGGCATGTTAATATCCTTCGGAGGATATTTCAACATTGTTGAATCAGTATAGTAATAACGAGTGCGAGAACGACCAGATCCATCCTCAACTTGAACATAGTCTTTTTGAAAGTTAAGCACCGGATTGTCGACCAGCCCAATCACACCGAGAAATTCGTGTAGATCGTAAATGCCGAATTCTTTAGGAATCTCCATATCAATTTCAGCTCGACCGACAACAGCAGAAGAGTCCGACAACGATCTAATTACATTTCCGGGTTTGAACAGCATATTACCATTTATTGATGCAAAATTGTGAAGCACATCAATAGTGTTACGAGTCAGTTCCATAATTTACTCCATATGTTAAATGACAAAGTATCTATAAAGAAAATAAAGTGGTAGAGGGTTAACTCTACCACCTTTGAGCTCACATGTCAATAATTTTTTGTTGAGTAGTAGCAATATCTGGATCAGGAACAAGTCCGTACTCAGACAAAGGACCACCGGGACCAGCAATTTCATCCGACATAAAGAAGCTGACATATTCTCGAAGGCCTGGAATAACATCAAGATGCTGTCGTTTTACGTAAAAAAACAGCGGTCGAGAAACTGGGTACTCACCAGTCGAAATTGTTTCAGAGCTTGGAAGCACATCATCCATCGTGGCGACTTGCAGTTTGTCAGTATTATTTTCATAAAACGAAAGTCCAAAAACTCCAATGCCGTTTGGATTTGACTGCAAGCGAGCAAGTGTTTCGGTGTAATCACCATCAATGTCAACGGCAACGCCGTCCGAGCGAACATTCATACAAGCGTCTTCTTGCTCGTCAGTTTCTGCAGGACCATTGACCACTTCACAGCCGTGTAAAAGAACCTTTTCTTCAAAAACCTCTCGGGTTCCATGCTTAGTGCCAGGAATAAACATAAGGATTGGCTGTTTGGGAAAATCTGGATTAACCTGATCCCATGTTTCAAATTTACTATTTTCGTTCAAAGCAAGATAGATGTCTTTTGCTGTAAATTGAAAATTAAAGCCGTTGATGTCACTGGCAAAGACAATACCATCGTAGCCGATGCGAACTTCGATAATATCCGTTACGCCGTTTTCAGCACAAGCATTAATTTCCTTTTCACGAATTGCTCGAGAGGAATTAGCAATGTCAATTGTGTTAATGCCAACGCCTTCACAAAATCGTTTGAGGCCAGATGAAGAGCCGCCAGATTCTACAACAGGAGTTGGGAATTCAAAGTTTTCACCAAACGCCTCAGCTACAATCGAAGCATAAGGAAGAACTGTTGAAGAGCCCGCAACCTGTACATTATCACGAGCAATCGACTGGGTTGCAATCAGGGTAGTAAAAATAGTGGAGTAGATGATGTTTTTCATAGGTTTCCTAATCAATTAAGTTGTTGATGTATAATAGAGAAGTTTTTCTCTTTGCTAACTGTAAGTCTACGATCAAATTTTTCTTCCATAATCTCCTTTTTGTGGCTAATAACAAATACGTTAGTCATATCATCGAGTGTGTAAAAAATCTTCATTAGACTTTCAACACCGTCAACATCCAAGCTTGAATCCATAACTTCGTCAAGAACAAGCAGATTGGTAGAAACTGAATTCTTCATCTTAGCAATCTGTCTCCATGTAAACAGAAGGCTGAGATCTATTCGCGATTTTTCTCCTTCAGAAAACGAATCGTAAGAAAAAACATCACGATGACGAGAACGAATCGTTTCTTCAAAGTTTTCATCAAGGTGGAATGACACAAAGAAATCCAGTACCTGAAGATATTGATTGACCAATTGGTTAATTACAGGTAGATACTGCTTGATTACCTTTGTCTTAATTCCAGTGTCTTTCAACATTTCGTGTATTGCAAGATAATATGTATACTTGTCATTCAAATCCTGCTTTTCAATCACAATTTTTTCACGAGCGTTCCAAATTGCATCATAATCAAGCTTCGCCTGAACCAGATCCGTATTGGAATTCGACAAAGATTGAATTTCTTTTTGGGTATCCTCAATAATTTTTTGTTGATTGTGTATATCACGATCAATTGACTGAATTTCAGTCTCATACTGCCTAATACTCTCAATCAACTGCTGGAGTTGTTTAATATCATCGCTAACCTGGCTACCGAGTTGTTGATAATGTTCTTGCTGTGATTTCAGCTGTTTTGCGCTTTGCTTAGCCTTTTCAATATGGCTTTCTCGAATTTGCTGATTGATCTCCTGAGAACAAGTCGGGCATTGATCATTATCAGTAAAAAATTTAGCATCTTTCACAAGAGATTTGATCGAAGTCTGTATACTGGTTAACTCAGACAATACAGATTGCTTTTTGTCGTGTGCTTGTTTATGGCGTTCATCAACATCCGACGGATTAGCAAGATCAATCTTGTTGAGCAATTCAGCTTTTGAATTCTGAAGAAGCTCAATCTGATTATTTGCTTGTTCAATCTTTTCTTGTTGCTGTGTTTGATATAGAGAGCTAAGACGTCTCAAATCCTCAATATGTTTTTCTTGAGCCTGTTGTTTAGTTTTGACAATGTCGAGTTCGTGGTCATAATCTTTTAGTTGCTCTTTAACTGCTGAAAGCTTTTCCTTGAGGAGGATATTCATCTTAGAAAACACACCAATATCCAACAGATCCTCGATTACGGATCGACGATCTGATGCACGTAGCTGCATAAAAGGAATGAAAGAAGATGCTCCGAGAACAACAATTTGATGAAATGATTTGTGATTAAGCTTGAGAATATTCTGCTCAAGAATCTTCTGATAGTCTTTAGACGTTGATGACTGGTTTAGCAGATTTCCGTTCTGAATGATCTCGAACACAGTGGGCTTGATCCCACGACGGACAATATAATTATTCGATCCGATCTGAAAGTAGACCTCAACCTCACAGTTTTTGTTGTTGATTGAATTAACAAGTTGAGGTTTGTTGATGTTACGATGAGGTTTGCCAAACAGAGCAAAAGACAGAGCATCTAACATGCTCGATTTCCCACTACCATTTGTACCAACAATTAACGTTCGTTTCGACTTCGTCAGGTCGATTTCTGTAAAGTTATTGCCAGTTGAAAGGAAGTTGCGATAACGAAGTTTCTTAAATACAATCATTGAATCTCGAGTGTCTGAGCTTGTTTTAAAAGGTCATAAATTTCGTTCTTGATTACATCTTTATCCAAGTCAGTGTCGACAGCATCAATGTAGTTATTTAAAAGAGTCGAAGTATCTTCAACATACACGCCCGAATCTGTAACATTATCACCGAGGAATTCATTGAAGTTTTCTGCAATCTTTAGTTCGTGAATTGATTGTTTTTGAATGTTGTCGATAAATTTATCAAACAGATACGTGTCATTTTTTTCTGCAACAATTACCTTAACGAACTTCTGATCAAAGATGGTATAATCAAAACGACTATAATCTACTTTGCTGTCGTTGTAAACAACTTTTTCATACAACCGATGTGGATTTCGTACCTTTGTTAGTTCTCTTGTTTCAGTATCAAGCACATGAAAGAATTTGTCATCATGGGCGTCAGACCAAAAGAACTCGAGCTGTGATCCAAGGTATATGATATTGTCACGGCTCGATCTTGTATGAAAATGACCAGAAAGCACTAGCTCAAATCGGTTGAACAACTTTGCGTCCATGCCGTGATTGTTGGTAACTCCTCGCATCATTTCAAACCCATTCAGTTCGAGATGACCGCCGAGAATATCAGCATTGCAACTGGAAACAAACTCCATCGTTGATTGATAATTTTCTTGATTGATCCAAGGTATCAAAGCAATCCGAGTTTTACCATATTCCATTACTCGGGGTTGCTGAACAATATTGATTTCATTGATAAAGAAACCGAGAGCTTCTTTCAAAGAATTTACTTCGTTTGTGTTTTTGTAGTACACATCATGATTTCCAGGAATGATATCCATCGTCATTCCATTAGCAATCATTGGTTCAATAAAGTCTTTACGATTTCGATGTAAACACTTAAGATTCAAATGCTTACGATTATCATAGTAATCACCGAGATGAATAATTTGCTTTATATTGTTCTCAACACAGTATGGAAAGAAAGTTTCGCGGTAAAATTTAGCTGCGTTGTTGAGAAAAATATCAGAAGAATTACGTACGCCACAATGAGTATCATTGAGAATAGCAATTTTACTCATTGATAAATTCCTCAAGATTTGAATCGGCAAGACGTATTTGTTTTAACCGTTCACGCTTATTTTCCTCCGCCTCAAATTCTTTGATTGCTCGGTCATAATTCTTGATGTCATCAATTTTTGATCGTAACTTATCAACAAAATGTAATGCTGCGGCTTGCTCAATGTGGCTGTCGTTTGAAATATTCATATACTGCTCAACACCAGCACTGGTCATGTACTTTAATTTGATGTCTTGTTGTCGGTTTTCTCGTTGAATGCGACGGAGAAACGCATAGTAAATGATTTGCGTAAAATAACCGAATGCATTTGGCTTACCGCTGCGTGTAGACGCTTCAATGTCATAATTACGAATAGCACGTAAACAGTTTTCTACGCCGTCCATGATCATTTCGTCTTTGAACGTATATCGAGAAAAGTTTGGCTTTCGTGACAAACCGGTAGAAATTTTTAAAAAGCATTCAGCAATATAGTCCGGAACGACTGGAATATAGTTATAGTTTAACTTTTCAGCTCGCTCAACTTCTCGAACGTAATCAACGACCGCTTGAGAAAACTCTTGATTGCTAACATAGTATTTCTTTTCTTTCATAATAACTCCGCTACAAATATTTAAATCACTATACACCGAAAAAAATATGATGTCAACCGAAAAAAGTCGTTGACATAGATTTTTTTATATGATATAGTAAAAAAATATCACGATTGACGAAAAAAGTTGTTGACATCTATATTCGCGTGGTATAATATTGAACCTATACATATTCTTTTGAGAGATGCAAACCTCGCGTGGAGCCCAAGTTTCGAAGTTCATTGAGTTGACGCTTGTGCGGATCGAGTTAGGCCCAACAATATATCATGGTAGTGGCAAAGGTGAAACGCCACTTTGTCAAATAATTATCATCAGGATGAGGGCTCTGTTTACCTGCAACCCTCGACCACGATGTCTGTCGTTCTATGGGCTTCATCGTTGGTGCCGCTGCTGAAGCAGAGAGTAAAAGGAGACCGGGCAACCCCCCTTTCCCAATCTTGGGTTTCTCTCATAGAATGTTTTCGAACACTTTTCCTGCGGATAGGTGAAGTGTGTTCAAAACACTGAATATCAATTAGTGAATTAAATTAGATCTAAACGAAACAATATTACTAGGTTGATCTGAATCTGAATTTAATTGGTTATCTTGTAAATCACTATCTTGAACATAATAAGAAATACTCTTACGATATTGGTTTAAGATATTTTCAGTAGGAATATTACTAGATGTGATATGAGAAGGATTAATAGCAATGATAGTTGTATCATCGTTATCAGAGAATTGACCAATGATCCATGAATTCATAGTATGGACAATACTGTTGTCAATAACCATTCTATTAATTACTAACACATTCTTATAGTAAAGAAAATCTTCATCCTCTTCAAGAAGTTCTCCAATGATTTCTTCACCAGTCGCTAGTTTGTATTGATAAATGCTATTCATAATTGAACCTTATGTACCTTCACGTCAAATTGCTCCTTGTTGTATATATTATGGCGTTCTTCAGCATGACGGACTGCATAATTCTTTCTACGACCATAACAAAGGTTATCGACAATGTCGTATAGCTTGGTTGGTTTTCCGTTATCAGATTTTCTTAAACCACGTCCAATCGATTGAAGAACACGTATCTGAGATTTTGATGGACTGCTGAATATAATGTTATGTATATTCTTGATGTTAACTCCAGTCGAAAAAACACCACTAGAGGCAACAGTAATTGACTTATGCTGCTGTTCCACAATTGACCGAATTGCTTCTCGATCGGATTTATCGGTTTCACCAGATACGTAAAATACCTTGAAATCGGGGGATGTGTCTTTAATCATCTGATGAAGAACCTTGCCGTGCTTATCAACGAATTGAAAAAGAAGCAACGTGTTGCCTTCGAGAGAACAAGCTAATTTGGTAATGAACTCATTCCGCTTTTGATTTTGAACAATCCAGTCAATCTCACTTTGGTATGTCTGTTTACCGAATGTCTTTCGTATCTGATCTGGGTATGTTAATTCAATCATGTTGATCTTTAATTGAGCAAGAGTGTCCTCATCCTGAAGTTTCTTCGTTGTCGTCACTCTGTGTATTGGGCCAAACAGACCTTGAAGAACTAACTCGTGTGTCTTAGCATCGTTTAACGTTCCTGTTGTTCCAATTCGGTATTCAGCATTTTTAGCTTTGTTCATAATCGAAGACATCGACTTAGCCTGAAATCCATGAGCCTCGTCGCCAAATACGGCACCGAATTGTTGGAACCATTTTGGACCCAATCGGAAGATTGATTGCCACGTTGATATGAAAACTCTCTCGTGAACGTTTGTCTTTTCTTTACCTGAATATATTTTGTGGCAAACATGCTGAACGTTGAATGAATCATCAAACTCCGAATAATCAGCGAAATCGGAATACATCTGTTCAACAAGACTCGTTGTTGGAACTACAATTAAGATCTTGTCTTCAAACTGCCGTAAAAGATATCTTATCAGAGTATAAATGATGAGAGATTTGCCAGATCCTGTTGGTGAAAGAAGCAACTGCCGACGAGATTCAAGAGCCTTACAGACACCATTGAACTGATAATCTCTGATTGAAATTTTGTTACCACGTGAATGAAGATTCAGACCATCAATAAAATCCATTATTTCACGTGGATCAATTTCACTCTTTACGTTAGCTAATCCATAATCGGATTCGATCAGCTGTATTTGATAATCTCGCTTGTTGCAAAAATCTTCGAGGTGGTCATATAATCCAGCTGGAAAATGATGCGTCTTGTAGTTGAAAATTCGAATCTTTCCGTCCCAAACCTTGTTACGAACGCTTGGTATCCACTTGTGGTTAGGGACGTAAAATGAAAACACGTCGTTGAGTTCAGCCGCAACTGATGGTGAGCAATCAACTAAAAGATTTGTGTAATCTATTCTTTTGACTGTAAGTTTATCCACCTGATTCGAACTTCTTTATATCTATGATATTTTTAACTGTTTGGTGTCTCCACTTAAGACTATCTATAATCGCCTTAAGTACGTCGACCACCTCTTTCATATAGGCAATCTTTGCTTGTGAGTTTTGAAGGTCTGAGTCTGAATCGTAAAAGTAATTCATTTCGCTCTTTAGTATCTTGAGACCATCAAAAGGATCGTATTGCCATCCTCTTTGCTCAATCTGATCCTTTGTCATTTTTCCGTTATAATATAACCACTTATCTTTCAGCAAAGTTTTTTGCTCAATTTCAAGCTTAGCCAGCTTCATTTTAGCTTGCGAATGTAAACGGAGATACTTTGCGTGTAAAGGTGGCGTATCATGAGAAGCCTGTTCTAGCCTAAGGCTATCAATTTTACAGTCGTGATTTTCCCACTGATCTAGAATTTGATTCAGATCCATAATATTCTCCGATATGTTTCATATTATTCAATCGTAAAGTAGGTGAAAGCAAACGTCACTGGAACTGTAATTACTTCAGGATCGGTTGTCGTGGAGTTGAATTGTATTTCACCAAGAGCTGTTGGAAATGCATTCTTATAGACGATTTTTTTATTAACTGTATCAGCTGATGTGTATATTAACAGAACCAAATCTTCTTCAGAGGAAGGCAATGCATCAGTGTCATTATATGGGGCAACATACTTATTGTCAACCAAACGGTTCATCCAATCATATATCTCTGTATATGAGTTCATATCCTCATCAATAATTACATCAAATGTCACTGTTCCATAGTCAATTGAATCACCGATAATTGGCACATTGGTTATTCTTTTGAATGTAAAGTTGGTAGTGTTGTTCAATGAAACCGAAGCATGTGAAAACGAGTTGACGTAATAGTTTAAACTCGGATAGTTGACCCTGTCAATGATCAGGTTAAAATTTGTTGGCTGTAAGTGGTTTCTTTCGCCACATAACATTGTCATATAAATACCTCATGAATGGTCTTTTGTTTTCAACTGTATTTATAGGACAATCATGTATAGCGATACACAAGCATGGAACCATGTTCACAACGAAGATATGTGGATTTTTGACAAACTAATTTTATCCAAACGTCTTGGGTATAT